GCGGATCGCAATTGAAAACCCGGTCATGCACAAGCACGCCAAGGCGTTGATCGCGAATTACCAGCCACCCGCGCAATCGGTGCAGCCTTGGCAATTTGGCCACGGCGAGACGAAGCGCACCTGTCTGTGGCTAAAGAACCTGCAACCGCTCACCCCCACGAACATTGTCGAGGGCCGCGAGGCGCGGGTTCACCGGATGGCGCCCGGCCCTGACCGATGGAAGAACCGCAGCCGCACATTCCAAGGCATTGCCGATGCTATGGCGAGCCAGTGGGGCGGCAGCGTATGAATTTCACCCACCAAATCGGGTCGAGCGTTTACGCCCCCGATCTGCCGCGCCCCACGCGCTGGCAGGGCGCTACCATCTGTCCTCCCCTGGTGATGGTAGCGCCACCCGTTCACAAAGAAGGAAACGCCATGCAACCAACAGACGAGTTTGGGATCGTAACGAAAGCGCGCCTGCGAGCGGCCCTCTACGCCACTCGGCATCCGCAGTTGGAGCGCAAGATTATGGGGCGGCGCCCGGTTTTCCTCAACGCCAAAGAGACGCATATCACGGTCAACTGTGCGACCGGCGAGCGTTCTTTCGAGCGCATCGCCCAGCCCGAACCGGCCCCCAAGCCCGCGCCGGTCGCTCGCCCCGTAGAGCCGCAGCCCGCTCCCGGTCGCGCTTCTTGCCCTGAAAGCAAATTCAACGACTATTGGAAGACCGACGCCGGCAAGCACGCGCTCGCTGTTGCGGAGCGGGTCACTCCGATGGCGGGCCGGGTCCGCGTTGGCGACATCATGGCCGCCGTCGCCGCCGTGACCGGCATCACGGTCGCGCAAATGTGCGGGGCCTCGCGGGAGCAACGGTTCGCCCATCCTCGCCATCTTGCCATGCTGTTGTGCCGGGAATACCGCCCGGACTTGTCACAGCCAAAGGTCGGTTTCCTATTCGGCAATAGGGACCATACTACAGTTCGACACGGCGAGAGCGAAACCCTTACCCGCATCGAGGAAAGCGCCACGCATCGCGGCTGGTACGACCGGGCGAAGGAGTTGCTGGCATGACCACTCTGTGGCGAGCCAACCCCCGCCAGGAATGGCAGAGCGTGGCCGTAGTGTGCGCCCTGCCTATGGGGAGGGTGCTGGTGCAGGAAAACGACGGACGGCTTCTGCCGGGCAGATTTGCCGCCCTAGCGTGCGAGTTGAGGGAAACCGGCAGCACGCTGGTATTTCACAAGCCGGGACGGAGGGAGACATGAGCGACGTTGACGGACTACCGCTCCTCGATTGGCGACCCCCGACCAATTCCCGGTTTAACGGCGTGGACTACCAGCATGAACGCGACGCGCCCCGGCTTACCGCCCAGATTGGCCGGGTCTACGACGCAATGAAGGATAACCGCTGGCACACGCTGGAAGCCATTGCGGGCATGACCGGCGATCCTACACCCAGCGTGTCGGCGCAATTGAGGCACCTCCGCAAGCCGCGTTTTGGCTCGCATATCATCGAGCGTCAGCATATTGGCGGCGGCCTCTACGAATACAGACTGGCGGGTGGGAAGTGAAGCGCGCCAACCCCGAGGCCCAACTACACCGCGCGGTGGCTGCGTTCCTGTCCGTCGCCCTCAAGCCTCCGACGATCTGGACGACCATCGGACACGGCGGCGGCGGCAAGGTGCGCGGCGCTCAATTGAAGGCGATGGGCGTCCAGCCGGGATGGCCGGATATTATCATCATTCATGCGGCGGGTCATTCCCCGTACTACGCCGAGATTGCCGGAATTGAATTGAAAGCCGGAAAGGGCAGACAATCGCCAGAGCAAAAGGCGGTCGAAAAAGCGTTTACGGAAGCGGGCGGCATGTATTTCGTTTGCCGCTCTGTGGACGACGTTGCGCTGGCTCTTGCAAGCTGCATGGACACACCCCTACACGCGAGGACAGCATGACCAAACCCGTCCCCCTCACAGACGCTTGGTGCCGCATGGCGCTCGCTACCCGCGTCATCACCCCTCCACCCGGAGAGGGTCAACGCTCCCACGCCGGCATATTGCTGCTGGGCGTTGTGGTGGGGCTGATCGTGGTTGTGCCTTGGCTGCTGTGGGTGGGTGGCAAATGACGCCCGACCTATTCGCCACGCCAGAGCCAAAGGCAAAACGCGGATCGCGTTAGACTTGAAAGAAGCTCTGCAATAGACGATGATTTAACCGTGCGGACAGCGGGTAGCTCCTGTTTCCGCCGCTCGCAAATCGGTCGTTTCCTCCCGATTTACAGGCGGATTACGCACCCACTTTTGAGGAAACGAAATGCCCTTCGATAATCCCCCGCCCACACCACGCCCTGAAAGGCGGCGGCGTATCCGTTTGCCTAAATCGACACTCAAAGCCGTGATCGTTGACGCTGCCTTGTCTGGCCTGATTTCGACTAGAGACGCCGAGGACTTGATAGCCGAATACGGCCTGAGGGGGGAGTGATGAGCCAGTGGTTCCGCTTTTACGAGAGCGCCTTAGACGATCCGAAGGTCCAGCGGCTGACCGGCGAGACGTTTAAGGGATGGATCAACCTCCTATGCCTAGCGAAGCGCCACGACGGCAGGCTGCCACCCCACAAGGACATTGCATTCGCTCTGCGTAAATCAGATGCGGAGACGACTAAGCTATTGGACGCGCTAGTTTCTGGCGGCCTTCTTGACCGCGACGATAACGGCGTCACTCCGCACAATTGGAACAGCCGTCAATACAAGAGTGACGTTTCAAATGAGAGAGTGAAACGCTACAGGGAACGGCATCGTAACGTTACAGTAGCGCCCTCAGAGACAGATACAGATACAGATATTCCGTTAGCTAAAGCTAACGGGCATTCGCCGTCAAAAACGGAGGATATCACCGCTGTCGTTTTCGGCGTCGGTCTGAGGTGGCTGGCTCAATCTACTGGGAAGCCCGACGCTGCCTGCCGCGCCCTACTCGGCAAGTGGCGACAGCAATCGGGTGATGAGGCGCTGATATCAGCATTGGGGCGCGCCCAGCGCGAGGGGCCGATTGACGCCGTTGCCTGGATGACCAAGGCTCTGAAACCGCCAGACAAGCCGCAGGGGTGGAACTGATGCTATCCGCCCTTCATGCCCAAGGCATCCAACTTCGCCACGCCAATACCGGCACCCAGAGAACAACTTGCCCCCAGTGCAGCCATGACCGCAAAGCGCGAAACGACCGATGCCTATCCGTCAGCCTTTCCCGAGATGGAGCCACATGGCTCTGTCACCATTGCGGATGGAAAGGGGGCATCCGCGATCCTGCGTCCCTTCCAGTCAAGCCATACGGCGGCCATAGAAGCGCGGGCGCTCGATCCCGAGCTATTGGCGAATCTTGGCGTCGGCGCGTCAAGTCGGCTAGCTGGTGACTGCATAGGTATTCCGTATTTCGACAACGGGGTGCGCGTTGCGACTAAATATCGAACGATTGCCGGTGAAAAGCGATTTACTCAGGACGCGGGCGGCAGGCAAATCCTGTGGAACTTGGATTGCCTTCGGGATGAGACGCTGGCGACAGAGCCTCTGATTATAACAGAGGGCGAAATGGACGCCTTTTCGGCGATCCAGTGCGGATATCCACGGACGGTCAGTGTTCCCGGCGGCGCTCCCAGCGAGCGATCCGAGGACGGCGGCGGCAAGAAATACGCTTTTCTTGAGGAAGCCGAGACTCTGCTGCGGGACGTGCGCGAAATCATTCTAGCCGTGGATGGCGACGGCCCTGGCGCCAATCTTTTGCATGACCTGTCCCTAAGGCTGGGGCGGCATCGTTGCAAGTGGGTCAAGTATCCAAAGGAATGCAAAGACCTAAACGATGCATTGAAACTGTACGGACCAAAGGGTGTTCAGGAAACCATCAGGCGCGCTCAATGGTGCCGGGTGGACGGAGTGTACCGGCTTTCAGAACTGCCCCCTATGACGCCCCCGCCCGCCCTGGACATTGGTATTGTGAGCCTGTGGGAGCATTACCGGATGCGGCGGGGTGACTTCTGCGTCGTGACCGGCTTGCCGGGGCATGGCAAATCCAGCTTCGTCAACGAAGTCTGCTGCCGGATGGCACAGACGCACAAGTGGAACACGGTATTTGCCAGCTTTGAACAAAACCCACAGGTAGACCACCGCAGGGCGCTTCGGTCGTTCTATTCGGGCAAACTGGAAAAGACGATGCAGGCCGAGGAATTGGCGAAGGCCGATGGCTGGATTGATCGGCATTTTGCTTTTATCGTCCCCGCCGAGGATGACGACGTTTCGCTAGAGTGGGTGCTAGAACGCGCCGCCGCCTCGATCATCCGCTACGACGCCAGTATTGTGGTGATTGATCCTTGGAATGAAATGGACCATTCCCGGCCGCCGGATATGAGCCTTACGGAATACGTCGGGTTCGCGATCCGTCAATTCCGTAAGCTTGCCAAGAAGTATCAAATCCACCTTATCGTGGTGGCGCATCCGGCCAAGATGCAGCGCGGCAAGGACGGCAAGTACCCCTTTCCCGGCCTGTACGATATTAGCGATTCGGCGCATTGGTCGAACAAGGCAGACGTGGGGATTGTGATCCACCGCGAGGACATGGCGACCAGCAAAGACACGGCAATTCGGGTGGTAAAATCGCGCTACCACAACGCCATCGGCAGGCCCGGTGAAATCACAGGCATTTGGAACGAAGAAACGACGCGCTACACGATTACGACTTAGTGAGGCATTAGCGGGTGCGGGTCTATGGCTGGAGCAGAAAGGGAGCGGACGTGTGAATAGACCCGCCGGATGGTACTGGATCAAACGCACATCTGACGAGCCTTGGCAGCCCGCTCATTGGGGTAAATGCACAGCCTACCCCCAAGACGGTTTCCGCTGGCGCATGGCGTGCTATCTTGAATTGCATCGAGGCAAAATCTGGCGCGTAGGGCCGAAAATCAATGCACCGGCTTGACCCACCCATCCCGGTCGAAATCACGGCCAAGACCCTGCCGAAAGGCGTGAAAGCCACCAGCAAACGCGGATGGTGCTACGCCTGGGAACGCTGCGGCATCGACGGCCACAGGATTTGGGTTGTCGTGCTGGACGAGACGGGCGAGGTGGTGGACGTGCCGCAGCCCGAGATACGGGTCGATCCTAACTGGAGCTATGGGCGACGCTAACCCCCAATCCCCATTGATTTCCCCCCAATAGGCAGGCAACATGCCAAAGCTGCGGCGGCGTGGAAGGACACGCGGTATGAGGTGAGGGTCGTCGCGCAAGCGGCCGGACTGTCGCCGTGCAACCCGGCGGACCCCAAGGCATAGATAACCCTTGGAAGCCGGTATCAAGCCCGGCCCGCAGCAGCTAACGCTTTGAAAGGATACCCGCGTGATCGTCAGCGAGGAAACCGCCAAGCGCATCGCAGAGGCCCTGGAGAGGCTGGCCGACGCGGTAAATCGCGCGCGCAATCCGTCACTGAACGCCACATGACCATCTCCCGCCGCCGCTTTTGGACCTACGCAGCCCCCGCTGGATATTTCGTGACATGAGCGACCAGATCGAAAAAGCGGCCCGCGCCCTTTGCGTGAAGCGAGGGGAAAACCCAGACCGCCGCTTGCAGGACTATCACCGCTCCAGCTTTTCGTATCCCGCATGGGAAGCCTATCGGGACGAAGCAAAGGCAGTCCTAGACGCCACAAATGGCCGCCGTCCCAAGAGACCATGCGTTGAATGCGGCCAAGTTTGGGGGAACGGGCATTTCGCTGTATGCTCGCGCCATCCCGACAAGCTTCAATCACTGAACGCTGTTTAGTTACAAAGGGTTAGGACGCCAGTAATTAAATGCCAGCTGGTAGACCAAAAGGCGCAAAGACAGACCGCATTTGGGCTAATGCGTTACGAAAAGCCGCGCTCGACTTTGCCGAGGGTCGCAAGGGTCCAAAGAAGCTGGAGATGGCCGCGCGTGCGCTGGTAAACGCCGCAGCAAATGGCGATGTAGCGGCTGCCCGCGAATTTGGCGACCGCCTAGACGGCAAGGTTCCCCAAGCCGTAACGGGTAACGACGGCGGCCCGATTGCATTGGCGATATCGTGGCTCCCGCCGCAGTGACCCCCGCCTGGACCGCCGGTTTCTTCGACGGCGAAGGCACTGTTGATATCCGCTTACTTCGCACTCATGCTGGCCGTTACATGCTGTTTGAGTTGAGGTGCCAAATTGTTCAACGGGATACGATGCCCCTTGAGCTTATCAAGGCCCGCTTTGGCGGCAGCGTTCAGCACTCAAAAACCATATCCTGCTCTGCGTGGGTCGCTTGCTCCCGCATAGCGGCGGCCTTTCTCCGAGAGATACAGCCGCATTTGATTGCGAAAGCAGATCAGGTTGAGGTCGCGCTTCGCTTCGCTGACCTACCGCCGGGTAGACCGGGCATCCGCTCTGGGCAGGCCGCGATCAATGCGCGCCTCGCGCTTCTTAACGAAATCAGGGGCATCCGCGATCATGCCGGTCTTAGGCCAAAAACGCGTAATTATTCCTTACAGTCCGAGGCTGCACTTTATGGCGTTCCACAACACCCCGCATCGGTGGCGGGTAATTGTGGCACACAGGCGGGCGGGTAAGACTGTGGCTTGCATCAATCACTTGATCCGCTCTGCACTCACATGCCAGCACCCAGAACCCCGCACCGCATATGTCGCGCCTCTTTTCAAACAATCCAAAGATGTTGCATGGACCTATCTCAAACGCTTCAGTGCAGTCATTCCGGGGACTGTGGCCAACGAATCCGAACTCAGGATCGACCTCCCAAACGGCGGACGGGTTCGACTTTATGGCGCTGATAATCCCGATGGAATGCGGGGGATATACCTGGATGACTGCGTACTCGATGAATTTGCTGACATGCGTCCACGAATGCTCCCTGAAATCATCCGGCCCGCTCTGTCAGACCGAAGAGGCTCGCTGACGCTGATCGGCACGCCGCGCGGCCACAACGATTTCTACAAGGCGTGGCAGGCGTCACAGAACGACGACGAATGGTACGGCGTGATGCTGAAGGCCAGCGAGACGGGCCTTGTGGCACAAGACGAACTGGACAGCGCCCGCAAGCTCATGTCCCCGGAGCAATACGAGCAGGAATTTGAATGCTCGTTTGAGGCGGCCATTACAGGGGCCTACTGGGGCCGCGAGATGGGGCAGGCCGACACGGCAGGGCGCATTGCAAACGTGCCTGTAGACCCGGAAAGCCCCGTCTACACCGCATGGGACTTGGGCGTCCGGGACAGCACCGCCATCTGGTTTTTTCAGCCCTTGATGGGCGGCGTAAACGTGGTGGACTACTACGAAGCCTCCGGCGTTGGCGTCGATCACTATGCCGAGGTGCTTCACGGCAAGGGCTACAAGCTGGGCTATTGCCTTGTTCCGCATGACGCGAAGGTCAAGGAATGGGGATCGGGCCGCACGCGCATCGAGATCATGCAAAACCTCAACCTCCAGCCTTGGGTGGTGCCGGATCACAGGCTAATGGACGGCATCCAGGCGGGGCGCACAACGATCCCATTGGCCCGCTTTGACCGCACCAAATGCGCTGAAGGCATCGAGGCGTTGAAGCAATACAGGGCCGAATACGACGAGGAGCGGAAGGTGCTGAAACCCACGCCGCTGCACGATTGGTCGAGCCACGCGGCGGACGCCTGGAGATACCTGTCGATCGGCTGGCGGGAACTGCGCGCGACCGAGCCGGCGCCCAAAAGCCCGGTCGATTTCTACATTGGCACCGGAGATGGTACAATCTCCAGCAACCTCTCCATAAAGGAGATGGTTGAGCGACAGACCAAGCGCCGGAAGGATGCGGAAGCGTGATTAAGATCAAGGGCGACGGCGAACCCATCCAGCGTGGCCCTGTCACGAAACTTGTCACGAAACTAGCGCGCGCTGTTACGAAACCCGGCAAGGGCGGACGCCCTCGCATCCACGCATCCGAGGCGGACAAACAACGCGCCTGCCGCGCCCGCAAGAAGGCCCGCGCATGACCATCCCCATCCACGCGCTTCACGACATGGGCATGGGAAGCGAATACATGGTCCGCTTGGGTGCGGCCCTGTCCGAAATGGGCATAGACACCGGCTGCGAGCGCGTTCTATCGGTTCTGGGCAAGCACGGCCTCGACGTGGTGGCGCGCGATGCCGACGCCCACGCGGTTGTTGCTGAGCTATGCGGTGAAATGGGGCATCTGCGCGAGCGGCTGTCAATTGCGAGGCTGCATGGCGGATGAAGTAACCCAAGCCGATACCGGCACAGTCGAAACGCTTCAGCAGACGATCAAGAGCCAGCGCGATTTCCACAAGTACTGGATGAGCGCCATCGAGCTTGCGACCAAGACCGAAACGGACTGGCGCAAGGACGCAAAGGCCGCCATCGACCAGTTCCGCACAGAGACGGACTATCGCGGTCCTAAATTCAACATCCTCTATGCAAACATCCAGACGACTTGCCCCGCGATCTACAACAGCGAGCCGGCGGCAGATGTGCGCCCGCGATTTGGAGAGGCGACGCCGAACACCCCGCCGATGATGATGGGCCACAACGGCGGCCCCGAGATGCAAGACCCCGCCGCCCAGCAGCAAGCCCAGCAAACGGCAGCCATGCAGATCGAGCAGGCCAAGGCGATTGCCGACAAGACCAACGCCGACCGCCGCAACGTATCGCAGAGCATCGAGCGCGCTATCTCCGTCCAGTCCGACATGTACGACTATGACGACGCCATGCAGTCGGCGGTGAAGGACCGGGAACTGCTGGGTCGCGCCGTGACGCGCCTGCGGGTCAATCTGGTAAACGGCCCGGACGTGACCGACCCCGAGACGGGAAACGCCATTCCTGGCGCGGTGGTTTCCAAGCACATAAGCTGGGAGCCGGTCATCTGGGACGAATTTCGCATCGGCCCCGCCAAACGCTGGCAGGATATGCCTTGGATCGCGTTCCTGTGGCTCTACACGCGCGACGAACTGACGGGCCTCAACCCGACCATTGGCGAGAAGGTCAACCTCGACGCGACGGTCGAGGGTGCGCCCGACAAGACGGCCTCAACGCCCGACACGTTCAAGCGCGCCCGCGTTTGGGAGATTTGGGACCGTGGCACCCGCAAGGTGATCTACCTCGCGGAAAGCTACGATGACGGCCCGCTGAAGATCGAGGACGACCCGTACAAGCTGCGCGGCTTCTTCCCCGTCCCCAAGCCGCTCTACGCCATCAAAACCACCGACAGCATGGTCCCGATCTGCCCGTTCGTGGTGTGGAAGGCCCAGCAGGAGGAGATGAACAGCCTGACGCGGCGTATCTCCGCGCTTATCAAGGTCATCCGCTGGAGAGGCGTGTACGACGGCGCTTTCGAGAAGGCCGTGCAGGCCATGAAGAACCTTGACGATGGCGAGATGGCACCGGCCCCCGACGCCGCTCGCGCGCTAGTCCAAGGACAGATCGAGAAGGCCTTCTGGCTGATGCCCATCCAGCAAGCCATTGAGACGATCAAGGCGCTGTATGAGGCCCGCGAGGTCTGCAAGCAGACGATCTATGAATTGACCGGCGTGGCTGACATTCTCCGGGGCAGCACCAAGGCGAACGAAACCTTGGGCGCACAGAAGCTGAAAGCCGAGTGGGGTAGCCTTCGCTTGCAGAGCGCCCAGCGTGACATACAGGTCCATGCCCGCGACCTGATGAGGCTCACCTCCGACCTGATGGCCGAGCATTTTACGCCAGAGGAATGGGAGGCGATGACGGGGATTGCGCTGACCCCCGAGCAGCAACAGTTGATGAAGACCGACCTCGCCCGCGAGTTTTCAATCGACATTGAGACGGACGGCACGATCAAGGCCGATCTGGGCCGCGCGCAGGAGAACGTGGCGGGCTTCGTGACGGGCTTCGGGCAGTTCATCCAGTCCATCGGCCCTGCGGTACAGGCGGGCATGATTACGCCCGAGGAGGCGGTGGGCCTGTTGAGGACATTCGCCCGCAACTTCAAGCTGGGCCGCGAGGCGGAGAACATCCTGGACGACATGCAGCGCCGGCTGGAGCAGAAGGCCAAGGAACCGCCGCAGCCTCCTCCGGTTGACCCGCAAATCCAGATCGAGGCCGAGAAGGCCAAGGCCGACGCTATGGAGCGGCAGGGCAGGCTGCAACTCGACCAGCAGGAAGCCCTTGGCAAGCACACCATCGAGCAGACCCGGCTCCAGCAGGAGGCCCAGCACCAGCAGGCGGTCCTAGCACTTGAGGCCCAATACAAGGGCGCGGAACTGGACTTGAAGATGAAGGAACTGGCGCTGAAGGAACGCGACATTGCCACCCGCGCGACGCAGCACCGTGAGACGCTGGCCGTGGATGCCTTCCACAAGCAGGCAGACCGCCAGCACTCGATGGGCATGGAGCGCGAGAAGTTTGGCCGGGAGCGCGCGATGGCCGACGAAGACGCCATGCGCGGCATGGAAAGCGCGGCACAGGAAAAGGCCGACGAGGCCGACGACAAGAACGAGAACAAGGCGCTGATCCAGGCCATCCTCGCGCAAGGCCAAGCTATCGGCGGCGGGCTGGAGGCTCTTGGCAAGGCTATCATGGCCCCGACCGAGCTTGTCCGGGGACCGGATGGCCGCGCGGCTGGTTCGCGCAAGAAGCCCAATGGGCGGGCTAACTGATGGCCTTCCAGTTCTCCGTTCTGGTCCGTAACGCCCGCTTGGATGCGGTCGAAACGCAGATCGGCACGGCTGCGGTGCTGAAGGTGTTCAGCGGGGCCGAACCTGTCGATTGCGCGGCGGCTGATCCTGCTGGCCTTCTGGCAACGGAAGGGTTTACGCCTCGCCCGCCCACACTGGGTGAAAGCCAATGATCGAACGCTACACCCTCAACGCTGACGGCGTATGGATCAGCAAGACCACCGGCAAGCCCATGAAAACGCCCGCTGGCGTGTTTGTGCCGATGATCCAGTCCGACCTACCCAGCTACGTCTCGCCCATCACGCACAAGCCTGTGGAGGGCCGCCGTGCACGCCGGGACGATCTGGCGCGCTCCGGCTCCCGGCCCGTCGATCCGTCCGAATACAAGCCGACCTACCACAACAAGAAGTACGCCGAGAGCGCCGGCGGAGAGTGGGAACAGCGAAAGGCCCCGTCACCCGGCGAGGGCTTTCATCGCTTGCCCGTAAACCCAAAGGGGTGATAACCTATGGCTGAAGAAATTGCTGCCACCACCGAAGTCTCGACGCCCGCCGCTGTAATCGAAGCGCCTGCCGTCGAGACACCGCCCGCAGATCGTTCTATGGACGATACCCTGGCGGCGACGATGGCAGAGATCAAGTCCCGCCGGCCCGAGCAGGGTGACGACGGCAAGTTCATTGTGAAGGCTGGCGCGACCGACGCGACGCCGACACTCAAGGTACCCGGCCAGTCCCAGACTGGTGCGCCCGACCCTGTGCCACAGGTCATCGACGCTCCCCAGTCCCTGCCGGCGGACGTGAAGGCTCAGTGGAGCGCGCTTCCACCCACGGTCCAGAAGTACTGGTCCGACCGGGAAAGCGAAGTCCACAAGAAGATCACTTCCGATGGGGAGCGGCTGAAGTCTTACGAGGCGATTGACGAGGCGCTGGCACCGGCCCGCGAGTTCATCGAGCAGAACCAAATCCCGAGGCAGGAATATATCCGGCGTCTCGCGGCTGCGGACCACGCTCTACGAACCCAAGGACCGGCTGCGCTTGCTGAAATCGCAAGAATGTACGGCATCAACCCGCAACAGAACATCGGGCAACCGATGGACCCGCAATATAGCGCGCTTGCCCAAGAGCTAGGCGCCATCAAATCCCATCTCACTGCACAGGAACGAGCCGCTGAAACGGCGAGGCTGACAGAGGCCAGCAAGAAGGTCGAGGCTTTCCGCAAGGACCGCCCGCACTTCGATCAGGTCGAGCCGCTCATGGCGAAGCTGTACGAGCCAGGAATGGAACTGGACCAGCTTTACGACATGGCGACAAAAGCCCACCCGGATGTAGGCAAGCTCGTAGCAGCGGAGCAGGCGGCCAAGGCGCAAGCCGACGCCCTTGCAAAGCAGAAGGCAGAAGCCGCAGCGGCAGCCAAACTCACCACGCTCTCCCGACGACCGGGTAGCGTTGGGGTGGTGGCTAAAGCGGGGGCCAGTTGGGAAGATTCGATGGCGGCACAGTTCAGGAGCATCAAAGCGCGCGGATAAAGGATACGCGCAATGGCTTCACCGAACAGCACCTTTACGGAACTGGTCACTTCGACCCTCCGTAACCATCCGTCCGAGATTTCGGACAACGTGAGCACGAACAACGCCCTGTGGCGCTACCTGAAGCGCAAGGGCAAGATCGACCTGGAGGACGGCGGATACGAAATCGTCCGCAACCTCGACTACGCCAACAACAGCACCTACCAGCGGTATTCGGGTTACGACACCCTGAACATCGGCGCCAGCGAAGTGCTGTCGGCGGCGAAGTACGACTGGATGCAGGCGGCGGTCAACGTCACCGCTTCGGGCCGCGAACTGCGGTCCAATTCGGGCGATAACGCCATCTTCAATCTGTCGAAGGCCCGCCTCAAGAACGCGGTCCGCACGGCGGCGAACTACATGTCCATCGACGTGTATTCGGACGGCGCTCTGACCAACCAGATGGGCGGCCTCGCGTCGATCATCCAGACCAACGGTCAAGGCACCGTCGGCGGCATCAACTCGGCCACCTACACGTTCTGGCGCAACCAGTTCTACGAGTGCCCGACCGCGCCAAGCAAGACCACGATCAAGACGCACATGAACACGCTGTATCTGCGGCAGGTTCGTGGCGCCGACAAGCCCGACCTGATCGTGTCCAGCCATGACTTCTTCTCGTTCTACTGGGAGAGCCTGCAAGACTTGCAGCGTTATGCCAGCAGCGACGAGGCGACGGCCGGCTTCCGCGCCCTGAAGTACGTCGATGCCGACGTGATCTTCGACAGCAACAGCAACTTCTCGACCACCGCCGAGAAGATGTACTTCCTGAACACGGATTACCTGGGCCTCGTCATCCACCGCGACGCCAACTGGTCGCAGTTGGACGACAAGATGTCGGTCAACCAGGACGCCGTGGTCATTCCGCTTCTGTGGATGGGAAATCTGGTGTGCAGCAATCGCTCGCTCCAGGGCATCCTGATTGACGAAGCGTAGCACTAGGAAAGAAGGAGAACTCACATGGGTTTCGCAATCGGTATCAACCCCACCAGCACCTTCTCCATCCTGACGGATGGGCGGGGCTTCTCGCCGGGCGACCAGATCGAGGACGCTGCGGGCAATTCGTATGTCTTCGTCAAGGCGTCTGCCGCCATCACAATCTACGATGTCGTCACCTACGACGAGACGTACATCACGACCGTGGCTCCGGCCACGACCACGAACGCGGCGCGCGGCGACAAGATCGGCGTGGCTCCGGTGGCGTTCGCTTCCGGCGACTACGGTTGGCTTCAGACCTATGGGCCTTGCACCATCAACGTCGCAACGCTGTGTGCGCCGAACGTCGAACTGACCTTCACCAGCGTTGCCGGCGTTCTCGATGACGCCACCACGGCCTCGCTGAAGGTGGCGGATAACGTCATTCAGACGGCGGTGTCTGCCAGCACAGCCACCACCAAGGCGGCTATCCTCAACTGGCCGGCTGCGGGTCGCACGCTCTAACCGATACGGGCGGGGGCTTCGGTTCCCGCCCGCTCTACCTCCAACGACAGAGAGATCATGCCCGAACCGATCACGATGTCAGTGCTGATCCCGAGCCGAGGCCGCCCGGAAGGGCTGGCGCGGACCATCGGCACGATGCGAAGCAAGGAATCGGGCGCGCATACCGTGCGCTACATCGTCGGCTGCGATCTGGACGACCCCGAGACAATTTCCATGAGCATGGACTTATGGCAGAAGGGCTGGCCGGTCCTCCCGGTTGTGGGGCCACGCGGCAAGTCCCTGGGCGACCTAGCCAACAAGCTCGCGGCGAAGCACCCGGCAGACGTTTACGTCTCGATGGGCGACGACATCGAGGTACTGACGGACAAATGGGACGCCACCATTGCCGAGGCTTGGCAGGCTCAACCTGACGGCTTGTGGTGGTGGTGCTGCAAGAACGGCGCAACCCTCGCCATCGTGTCCGACAAATGGCACGCCGCAGCCGGCAGGCTCTACACCGACTATTTTCCGTTTTGGTACGACGACGTTTGGCTAATCGAGGTCCAGCGTTACGCTACCGGGCGAGTGGGCGACCGGATCGACATTTGGGTGGCTGACAAGGGCGTGGCCTCGCACCGAATGCGTGACCTTGGGTTTTGGGATGATTTTTTCTGGAGCCGGCGCGACGAACGCAAGGCGGAAGCGGCCCGTATTGCCGAGCGTCTTGGCTGGCCTCCGGTCGCTGATCCCGACGACCTAAGCCTTAGCCGAAACCCCGAATTTGTGCCGGCGGACATCGAGGCCCAGCAGGGCGACCCGCGACCGGCTACGGCAGAGTATCTTGCAGCCTACAACCGCGCTAAAATGCTGATGGGCGACCAACAGCAAGCCGCCTGACTGTCTCCACGACTGGGGCCGCTCATCGGCCTCGATTTTCCTACAGGAGTTCAGATGTTTGACGCCAAGCCCGAAGACCGCAGCGCCCTTGCCGTGGTCGTGTTCCCTGACAGCTTCTGGACCGAACATGTCCAGATGCCCGATGGCAAACTCCGCGCGGTGGACTACGCCAAGTGGGGCAAGCGCGGCTACGCCAACCACGAAACCGCCGACAAGGTGGCGCGGCTTATCAAGTCGGCGGAAGAGAACCGCTCCCGGCCCGAGCCGAGCGTGACCGTGTGGGATGCCCTGGAGCCGCATTACAAGCGGTGGAAGGCGGGGCAGGAGGCGATCACGGACGGCTATGCGCTGGAGGGCTGGGCCGGTGGCATCACCAAGGGCCAGATCGCGGCGTGCAAGGCGATCCACATCTATTCGGTCGAGGACTTGGCGAAGGCGACGGACCCCGCCGTCGAGAAGCTGGGCCACGGCTCGATCAAGCTGCGCGAAAACGCGCGGGCCTTCGTCGCGTCCCTGAATGGCGAGGGCGCCAAGCTCGCCAAGGAGAACGCGGAGATGAAGGCGGAACTGGCCGAGGTGCGCCGTCTCATGGAAGAGGACCGCGCGGCGATGAAATCCTTTCTCGCCCAGCAGAACCTTCCCGAGCCGTCCATGCCGAGCGACATGGCATCGAATACGGACACCGGCATCGAGAAGCGCGGCCCTGGCCGTCCTCGCAAGTTGGCGGCCTGACATGGCCGGGAATAGCCCCCTTGCGCGGATGCTGGCTGGCCTTCCGGCAAAGGAGAACTATTCCCCAATGCCGAAGGGTGGAATGACGCCGTGGCTGCCGCCCTTTGAACAGCCGGGGCAGTCGCTCCCATTCCAGCCGCAGAAGATGGCCCTACCGCCCTACCAGCAACCGGGCGGCTCGCTGCCGTTTGACTGGTACTATCGACAGCCTGAAGCTGCTTCCCCGTCCCCCGCCGCGCCGGCAGCCTACAGGCCCCCTCCGGCCCCCGCTATGCCGGTCCAGACAGGCGGGCAGGGCTACAGCGGCCCCGATCCATTGGCTAGTTCGATCCCGACGCCCTACGACGCGAACACGGACCCGCGCTATCTACCCGAACAATGGCGTGGGTCGTTCAACAACTGGCAGTACCCGACATGACCCTGCTTACCGTCATCGCCAACGTCTGCCGCCGCGTTGGCGAGCCGGTCCCGAACGTCGTCTACACGGCGACCGATCCCACGGTCACGCAACTCCTCTCCCTCGCCAACGAGGAAGGCACGGAGTTGATGAAGATGGGCGACTGGCGCGCGTTGCGGAAGGAAAAGACCTTCACGACGCTTGCACAGGAAACGCAGACGGCGATGGTCCCGACCGATCTCGGCTACTGGATCGACGAGACATTCTGGAACCGTAGCAGCCGCCGCCCGCTCTACGGCCCCGTATCATCCGCACAGTGGCAAGCCTGGAAGGCGTTTAACACGTTCCCAATCATGGACGTGTTCTACATGCGCGGCGCTGACATTCTGGTAAACCCCGTCCCTGCGGCTGGGCAGACCTACGCTTTCGAGTACACGTCCAACCTGTGGTGCCAGTCGAACGCGAGCGTGGGCCAGAGCGAATGGCTGGCAGACACAGATACCGGCGTTCTGTCCGAGCGCCTGATGACGCTGGGCATTATCTGGCGTTACAAGCAGGCGCGCGGCCTCGCCTTCGATGACGACTACCAACTATACGAATTGCAGACCCGCGAGGCGCTGGCGCAGGATAGCCCGCGTTCGACGCACAGCATGGCCGGTCCGATGGATTGGCGACGGATGCGACCGGGCATTGTCATAAGCGAAGGTTCCTGGCCCGTCTAATGTTCCTCTCCACCGGCCTCGCCCAGCGTCAACGCTCCCGCCGCGTCCCCCGTATGGGGACGAACCAAATCCCCGCCCCGACGCGCGGCCTGAACCTCCACGACGGCATCGCGGCCATGAAGCCCGACGACGCGCTGATACTCGACAACTGGTTCCCCGAGGCGACCTATCTCCGGGTCCGTGGTGGCACGACTTCGCATGTCACCGGCCTTGGCTCTGCTGTGCAATCCTTGATGGAATGGGCGGGACCGTCCAGCCGCAAGATGTTTGGGGCGACCGCTACGGCCATCTATGACGTGACCAGCGCGGGCGCGGTCGGGGCTGCGGTCGTTTCCGCGCTCACAAATGGCTACTGGCAAACCACCAGCATGACCACGGCTGGCGGGTCGTTTTTGGTCCTCTGCAACGGTTCCGACTCGGTTCGCAATTACGACGGCACGACATGGACGACGCCCGCCATTACCAACGTCACAAGCTCCACGCTCAATTCCGTATGCTCGCACAAGTCGCGCCTTTGGTTTGTCCAGAACAACTCGACCAAGGCGTGGTATCTGCCCACGTCCAGCATTGCCGGCGCAGCGCAGGGTTTCGAGCTTGGCGAGCGGTTCACGAACGGCGGCAAGCTGATCGCCATTGGAACGGTAAGCCGGGACGGTGGGGCCGGGTCCGATGACTTCCTCGCGTTCGTGTCCAGCCACGGACAGGTTGTCGTCTTCCAGGGTAGCGACCCCGCATCCGCGAACACATGGGACTTGGTGGGCGTCTACAACAACGCGCCCCCGATTGGAAACCGCTGCACCGTTGGCGTGGATGGCGACTTGGCGATCCTGACCGAATCCGCCATCGTCAGCGTTCGCCAGTTGATGGCAGGCGGCGAAAGCACCGCCAACCGGCAGGCGATCAGCAACCGCATCGACCAAGGCATCATCGCAGCCTTTGCTTCTTATGGCGCGCTCACTGGCTGGCAGGCCGTGACGTATCCCCGCTATCGTATGGCAATCTTCAACGTCCCGACCTCTTCCACCACGGCGTTTCAGTACGTCGTGAACACGCAGACCGGCGCGTGGTGTACCTTTGGCCTGATTAACTCGCCCTTGAACGCGACATGCTGGGGCATCTTCAACGAGGCCCCCTACTACGGGACGGACGGCGGCACGGTCTACCTTGCGGAAAGCGGCTATTCCGACATTAGCGCTGCAATAACCGCGCAGATGAAAACCAGCTTCCAGTCCTACGGCAGCCCCGGTTCTCTCGACCGCCTCACGATGGCGCGGGGGCTGTTCACGGCGGGCGCACAGGTGGTGCCGGCCATTCGGATCAACGTGGACTACCGCGACGACCAGCCCATAACGACGGATCAATATCCCCTCTCTGCCGGGTCGTCTGGTGGCGTATGGGACATTTCCCTTTGGGACGTTGGCGTATGGGGAGCCAGCGATGTTCCCTATGCAAATTGGGTGGCAGTAACGGGCATCGGCACCGTGGCATCGCTCCACATGCTGACCAGCAGCAGTGGGTTTTCAGTCAAACTCAATGCCTTTGATTTGCTTTACGAAATGTCTCAAGCGAGAGCGCTTTAGGGAAGAAGATGGCGCCAAACCTTACCTTTGCGGATGGCGTGAATAAGCGATTGACTGACGCCGTAGTCGGCTGCGATCACGCGCAAAAACCTTGCGTCGGCGCGGATGCTCAGGATAGCGGAAGTGGTGAGTTTGGACTTTCCGTGGCATTCGCCGCGCAGAGATGTGCGGCGCCCTTTAGCCACCATGTCGTTAATGTTGTCTTGGTGTGTGCCAAGAAAGAGATGGCTAGGTTCAATGCACGCCGGAACGTCGCACTTGTGACAAACGTACAAGCCTTGCGGAATAGGGCCGCTGGCGTTAATCCAGGCCAACCGATGCGTAAGCTGCGGACGCCCATCCCATCTCATGCTCCCATAGCCGTTGGAAAGAGAGCCGGTCCAGAGCAAGCATCCATTTTCAGCGCGGAGGGAGCGGAAAGCCAAGCGTTCCCCCAGTGGCATGTTGCGCCGAACATTAATTCCGCGATACGTGGTCATAGCCGCAATCTTTCTACACAAAGGGTTGTCGGTCAGGGCCGTGACGGCGTTGGTAGCGCCGCGCGGCCCGCGCATTATGCCTTGTCTTTCGGGTAGCATCAAACATGCCCGTTATCCCGATCTACGAGGGCAACGAACAGTTGTTTCGCCGGCAGTTAAGCGCCTATCTTGAATCGGCCGGAATGGGCACCGGGGGCGTGTTTTCGGCGGTCCAGCTTTCCCCCATAACCACGGCCCAAAAGAACGCCCTAGCCAACTCTGCGGGCCTTTTGGTGTATGATACGACCCTTGGTAAGCTCTGCATCAATAACGGCGCGGGCTGGCAGACGGTGACCTCGACGTGAGCGAGTTGTGCTATAATTCGGGACCGCCAAGCACTGGAAATGCTTGGCCGATCCCTGACCTTAACAGCATTAGGAGTGCTGGAATGGCTAAGAGAAAATTGGACCGTCCGCAGGTTTCGCGCAAGGCCACGCTTTCGGAGAGGCTGGATTACTACAGCACGCCCAACGCGGAAACGGGCTGCCGCATCTGGAATGGCGGCACATATCGCGGCGGATATGGTCAGCTAAACTGGCAGGGTCGGCCCCGGAAAGCGCACCGGCTGGCGTGGGAGGCGGCTTATGGAGCTTCGCCCGCCCATCTCCACGTCTGCCATGCGTGCGACGCACCTGCCTGTGTAAATCCGGCTCATCTGTTCCTAGGAACAATAGCCGACAACATGGCGGACAAGGTGTCAAAGGGGCGGCAGGAACGGGGAGAGAGCCACGGCCTCGCCAAACTCACAAATGACCAAGTGCGCGCCATTCGGAGCGATGAACGCCCCCAATGGATGATTGCCGCCGATTACGGCGTTCGCCCGAACACGGTATCTAAAATACGCGCGCGAAAAAGCTGGAGCCACGTCTAATGGCCCATACGTTGCTTTTTGGATTTGACCAGCAGTTTGCCGAGTGGACCTGCTCCCGTATCCCCTGGATGAGCTACAGCCCAGCAATGAGGGCGGTAGGACTGGCGGATGGTGACGGCCCCGACGCCAAGGTGCTGGCCGCCATCGTTTATCACAACTACATCCCGCCCAAGATGATTAAGGGGCAGGAATGGTACAATACGATTGAGGTGAGTTTTGCGGCTGCCAACCCCCGGTTTGCCACCCGCAGGACGATTACTAACCTATTGAAAATTCCCTTCGATCAGTTCAAGGTAACACAAGTCCTGTTATCCGTTCCCTCCATCAATGACCGGGCGCTCCGGTTCGTGAAAGGGATCGGCTTCACGTCTCGCGGTACAGTCGCTCACTACTATGCGAAAGGTGTACACGCGCACGTTCTGGGTCTTCACCGTAATACGTTCAAGGCGCATTTCTTGAAAAAGGCCACGCCGCACCCGGAACGCAGGACACATGGGCAGCAAGAGCGGATCAGCACCATCAGCGCCTGACCCTAGTTTCATCAACCAGCAGCAGACGCAGAGCAACGCGCAGACTGCGGTGACGCAAGGCCTGATGAACCGCGTCAATCAGGTGACGCCCTACGGCACGCTGACCTACGACAAGACGGGCGCGGTGAACATGCCGGGCTACGAGGTGCCGCTTTACACCGCGACCACGAAACTCAGCCCCGAGCAACAGAACCTCTACAACACCCAAACCCGCGTGACGCAGGGCGCTTACGATCTGGCCGACAAGTACACAGGCCGGATTGGCGACGCGACCGCGACACCCTTCAACTACGATGGCTTGGCTGCGGCTCCGCAATACAACGAAGACTACCGCAAGCAGCAGTTGGCGGCTATCGAGGCCCGCAACGCGCCCTCTCAGCAGCGCGATCAGGCGGCCCTACAGCAGCGGTTGGCAAATCAGGGCATCGCGCTAGGGTCCGAGGCCTGGAGGGGCGCTCAGGACGATTATAACCGGGGTGTGAACGACTTTAGGCTAGGTGCCGATGTGCAGGCAGGCAACGCCGCCGCGCAGACCTACGGGCTGGAGGCCAGCACGCGCGACCGGGCGATCCAAGAGCGCGCCAACCTCCGCACGCAGCCCATCAACGAGGTGGCGGCGCTGCTAGGCACCGGGCAGGGCGTGCAGAACCCACAGTTTCAGAACGTGCCACAGGTTCAGGTGGCGAACGTCGATACGTCGGCACCCTACAATGCACAGTATCAGGGCCAGATGGCCCAGTGGCAGCAGGGGCAGAAGTCGAACGACGCCATGATGGGCGGCCTATTCGGGCTGGGTGGAGCAGGCATTGGCGCTGCCGGGTCTTATTTTGGGTTGGCGGCCCTGTGATTATTCACATGAAAACGTCAGCATTCCCGTCCAGTCAACCTGCGTCGGCTTCGCTATCCGGTCGTATCGAGCGCAGTGCTTTGTGGCAGCCTGCATCGCAAGCGCAGGGTCTGGCTGATTCCACCAAGTCGCCACGCCGCCCTTTTCCGTTCCATCGACTGTCGCTGTCCCCGCACATGCGGAAACGCACAGAACAAGCACAATCCAAAGTCGCATGACCGACCCCCTTTCAAACCACGCTAAGGTGGCCCTTCAGTTTAGCGGCGGCAAGGACAGCCTTGCGCTTGTTCACTTGCTGCGCCCGCATTGGGACCGGCTGACGCTATATCATGTGGATACCGGCGATTTACTGCCAGAGGTGGTGGAAATCGTTGACCAGATCGAGGCGCTTGTCCCCAGGTTTGTGCGGATCGAGACGCGCGCCACCGACTGGCAGCAGCAGTTTGGTCTGCCAAGCGACCTTGTGCCAAGCTCCTGCACCCCGCTGGGCGTGAAAATCGGCATGAGCGACCGCCGCATCGTGGATCGCTTTGAGTGCTGCGCCTTTAATATCATGGTGCCGATGCACGACGCCGCCGTAAGAGACGGATGCACTCTTGTCATTCGCGGCACCAAACGGGCAGACATGAAGCGCCTGCCGCATGAGAACGGCCCAACTGGCCTTGGTTATGACCTCTGGCTGCCCTTGCTGGAATGGTCCGACGCCGAGGTGTTTGCCTATCTCCGCGAGGTGGGCGCTCCCATCTGCCGCGTCTACGAGAACGGCGTGCAGTCTCCCGAATGTGCCACATGCCCAGCATGGTGGAGCGAGGGCCGCGCTGCCTATCTTGCCAAGCATCACCCGGTCCTGAACGCGGCCTATCAAATCAAACTCGCCCTTGTGGCGGCTGAAGTCGCCCCGCACTGGGCAAACCTCCAGCGGGAGGTCGGACGATGACCATCCTCAACGAAGACAATTCGCTTGCCTACTTGATGGCTGGGCGGAAGCGCGACCCGTTCGCCAGCCGCCGCGCCTTTGCCCAGAAGCTCGCAGAGCAGGGTGCGGACACCTCCCCGGTGCAATCCCCCTGGCAGGGTGTTGGAAGGCTCGCACAGGCCCTTGCAGGGGCATACGGTAATTACACTGCGGACGCCGCCGAGAAGGAGGCGGGGACAGCCCTTGCCACCAAGATTGCGGATGCGGGCAAGCTAACCGACCCTGCGGCCAAGCTGGCGGCCTATGCGGCCATAGACCCGTCGATTGGCATCAAGTATTCGGCACAATCGGCTGCCGACGAATTGAAAACCAGAACGCAGCGCGCAGATGACACTATGACGGCGGGTTTCCTGCTTGGCACAGGAAGCAACCCCACCCAGCAGGCCGGCGGTGGTGTCAATCCAAACAATATCGGCAACGTGCGCCCGACCGGGCAGAACACCGGATTTCAGCAGCCCGCCACGCTTGAGGACGGCATTCGCCTGACCGTCAATAACGCTCGCGCATACCCGGCGGCGTTCAACAACGGGCAGCCAATGACGCTTACCCAGATTGGTCAGCGGTGGGCGCCAAAGGGTGACGGCGCCAACGACCCAGACCAATGGGCGCGCAACGTGGCAAGCATCGGCGGCCTAGACCCGAACCAGCCGATTGATCTCAACAATCCGCAGATTGCGGCGCAGTTCGCTAGAGGCGTCCACGGTGCAGAGAAGGGCGCGAACGTGGCTCTCCCGGTGCAAGCCTACCATTCGGTTCTAACAGGCCAAGGCGGCACCGCCCCCGGCGCAGGCGGCGTCAATCTCGCACAAGGCAGCGCGGACGGCAGCGGCAATCCCCTGCCTCCGCAACGGCAGGGAGCCGATCCTGGCGCGCAATACGAGGCGGCGGCGCAACGCGCGCAGGCGGCTGGCCGGGGCGACATTGCCCTGAAATACATCCAGCAGGCGACGGCGGTACGCGAGGCTGCGGCCAAGAGCGAAGCCGGCGTCTCGCTGATCCCGCGAGAAGAAGGGGGCGACCTCGTATTCTACAACCCCCGCACCGGGCAGCCTGTGAACCGCATTGTGGGCGGGGCCAAGAAGCCGCCGGCAGAGGGCGGGGGCATCCCTGGACAGGGTATTGAGAACCAAGCCCGGAGCGCGATCATCAGGGCGGCAAACGATCCCGCGTACAGGGGGAGCGTTGACTATGCGGTGCTATGGGGAAACCTGAACAAGCCGCGCTTTGATGCGAACGGCTTTCAGATGCCGCCGGAAGACCTTTCGGCCTTCCCGACGCCGACCTACAGGTTCCAGGGCCAGCCGCAAGGCGCTCCGCAGGGTGCGCCACAACAGCCCCCGCAGGCCGCCCCGCCACAGGCCGCAGCCACCCCGCAGGGTGCGCCGCCCGCCCCGTCGCCGGATACCGTTGTGGGTTCCCCGACGCTGCAAGCCCAGCCGCCGCAGGGAGCTCCCCCGCAGACCCCGCCGAGTGGCATCGTGGCGACGCCTATTCCGGGTATGCCCGCGAAAGTCAGCCCGGAAATGGAGAAGCTGAACACGGCCCGCAGGGAAGCGGTGACGATTGTGTCCGCCTTGGCTGATTTTCAGAAAGAGTTTCAGAAGGCCGGGACGAGGGATTCGGTCAAGTCCATTGCAGGCGCGACTACGCCGCTTAACACTTCGTACAACGTGGCCGCGCTGTTGGCGAAGGGCGAGGAGCTTTTTAATCTTGGCGTCTTGAACGGCCCCGATCTCGACATTATTCGCCGCACGCTGCCCGATCCCTCGACGTTCCGGGGTGCTGCGGCTGAAAAGGCCGATGCGGATGCTGCGGTGGGCAAGGTCATTGACCTTCTGCAAACTCGATTGGCTATGCGCGAGAAGTTGGCGGGCCAGCCGATGACCGATTTACGAGGCACAGCCAAGGACGTTCGCGCCACGATGCCGGGTGCCGCCGCTCCAGGCGGCGTGACCGAATACGATTATGTGGGCGGCAAGCTGGTGCCGCGCAAATGAGCGACATTGTTGTCAACCTCCCCGGTGGGCGTAAAGCAAATTTCCCCGCCGGCACACCGCCGCAGGAAATCGAGACTGCGCTCGCCCAGCTTGAAGGCCCCGCCGTCTCGCCACAGGACACCTCCGCTATGGACAGAAGCGCGGTATCTCGCGGCCTGTCTTTTGGCTCGTCCGATGAAATCGGCTCTGTCTTCCGCGCTACTGTCGGCCCTGCGGTGCGATCCGTCATGGATTGGGCCAAGAAAGTGGACGGCCCTAACAACGATCCGCTTGGCCTAGTTGCCTCTTACGACCAAAGCCAGATTGGTCAAGGGTCGCAGGCTCCGACGTGGGGCCAACGCTACGAAGAGGAACTGGCCCGCACGCGAGCGCAGGCGAAGGCAGACAAGGCCGACAGTCCCAACAGGACGATGGCGGGCGAGATAGTGGGCAACGTCGCCGGCACGGCAGCCTTGACGGCGCTCCCCGTTGTTGGTCCCCTGTTTCGCGGCGGGGCTGGACTTGCCGGGAACATGATTAAGGGCGGCATTGGCGGCGCGGCCTTGGGTGGCGCGCAAGGCTTCAACGAAGGCGAGGGCGGTTTCGTGAACCGCGCATACAATGCCGCCATCCCCGCCGCGATTGGACTTGGTGCGGGCGTTGCTCTTCCCGTTGTTGGAAGGGGTATAGGCGCCGCCTATGAGAAGGTCGCCCCGTGGGTGTTAAACAAGACCGGAGCCATCGCAGACAAGTTTGTTCAGCAAGTCCCGCTAAAGTCTCTGTCTGCCGCCGCCCCAGAGGGGACGATGGTTGCCCAGGACAGCCTCGCGTCGAAGATTGCGGACGGTGCGCGCGGTCTGGCGCAAGGCATCGAGGAAGACGCCGCCATCAAGCGGCTCGCCCAAGCCATCGCGTCTGGAAAGGGCGTCGAGCAAGCCCGCGCCAGACTTGCGGCGCTTGGCGAGGACGCTTTCATTGCCGACGCCGGGAAGGGAACAGAGCGCCTTGCGAACGTCGGATACCTGACAAGCGATGACGCGGCAGACAAGTACGTTGCAGCCTATGGGGCGCGCGACCGAGGCACCGGCCAGCGTTTTATAAACGCGATGGGCAACGAAGCGAACGTGCCGAGCATGTTTGACGCGCAGGGTTTCCTTGCCAAGTACCGAAGCGCCAAGGGGTCGGAAATCTATGACCCCGTTTTGCGGCAGGGTTCGTTCAATGTTTCCCCCGAAATGGACGACCTTTTGAAAGTGCCTGCCGTCAAAAAGGCGATGGCAAAAGTAATTGAGGATGGCGCGGAGAACGGCATCGAGGTCGGCGCGGCGGAAGCGGCGCACATGGTCAAGCAACAGTTAAACAAAAACGTGGATGCAGCCTTTCAAAGCGGGAACGCAGTTAACAAGGATTTTGTTCGTCAGATTGGCGACAAGTGGGAACAGGCGCTTTGGAAGGCTAACCCCGCCATCAAGGAAGCCGACACGGCCTATGCCAAGCTGGCCTCGCTCTACGATCCCACGACCGGCGAAGGCTGGTTGAAGCGCGGTGCCGACTTTATGAAGATGGGGCAGGGAGAGGCGGCGGTTAATGTGTCGCCCGCAGCCCTTGCGGCCGATCTTCCAGGCGCGACGCCGCAGCAGTTGCAGGTATTCCGCGTCGGATCATCGAACGTCATGCGCGACGCCGCCGCAAGTGGACCGGAGACTACGCGCCGGCTTGCCAAGACGATCTCCGACAACGAGATCATGCAGCAAAAGCTGACGGAGATTTACGGCCCCGAGCGCGCGCAGGAATTGATGAAGCGCAGCATGGCAGAGCGTGAGTACGCCGCCAGCCGGGGTCGCGTCACGGCAGGATCACAGACGGCAGAACGCGCGGCGGCCCTCGCCCGCGAGACTGCCCTGTCTCCGGTCCCAACTTCTGGCGGCGACCTTGGCCGCATTTGGGACTTCGTAAAGGACACGCTGGCAAAAACCGACAGGGCCAGCGGTCCCGTCCGCTCGCGCCTAGCCGATCTCCTCGCCAATCCAAACGCGGCAGCGAACGCCGAAACCCTTTCGCTTGTGGAAGCCCTGCTGAAGCGGCAGGCCGCAGCCCCTCGTCTTTCCCCTGGCGTTGCCGGTGCTGCCGGCGGTGCCTTCAGCAATTCGCCATGAACGCTCTATCCCTTCGCATCACGGCACCGGATGCACCGCCGCCAATTACCTTTGTCGTAGAAGGTATTGCGGTCCGTAAGCCTGTGGCCCGCCGGGCAAGTCTCTTGGCGGTGTCGCGCCTCGCCGCTCGCACGCCCGCCAAGGGCAAGCCCCGCAAGGTTCCAAGTTCTTTGAGGGGATTTAATTTCAGCGAGGGTAAGTCCCTTCGCGGCCCGCGCCTTGATCGTGTCCGGCTTAAGGCCCGTTTCTTTGGCGAGCGCCGCCAGCAAATAGCGAACGCCATCGCGCTCAATCCATTGTGTGATGCGGCGATTGCTTTGGCTTTCCGCGCGAGTTGCCCAGCGGCAATTTTCGGGAGTGTAATTCCCGTCATTGTCTATCCGGTCAATCATATGGCCCGCCGGGCGTGGCCCCATATCAGATACGAAGGCCGCGAAATCTCGCTTCCATTGCGGGCAGACGGATATTCCCCGCCCTCCATAATCAGCGAATTGCTTGAAGTTGGGGTTATCGCAGCGGCGCAGCATTCCCTGCCATACCGAGTAAAGCGGGTGCGGGTTTTTGAAGGGCATGGGCGATCTCCTTTAATCGCTAGCCTAGCACGGAAAGGCACAGGGAAGCAAAATGCCCCGTAATGGTTCAGGCACGTTTTCATTGCCACAGGCTCCCTTCGTCACTGGTACGACGATCAGCTCGACGGCGGTTAATTCCGACTTTTCGGACATTGCCGCCGCTCTGACGCAGAGCATCAGCAAGGACGGGCAGACGACCTACACCGGCAACCAGCCGATGGCCGGCAACAAGCTCACCGGGCTTGGCGCGGGAACGGCAGCCACCGATTCCGTCAACATGAGCCAGCTTGTGAGCGGCGCGGCAAACTACGCGCTCGCTTCCGGTACGGACACGATCACCATCACCCCATCCCCTGGCATCACGGCATATGCCATCGGCCAGCGGTTCGTCATCAAGATTGCAAACACGAACACCGGAGCCGTGACGCTGAACGTAAACAGCGTGGGCGCGGGGGCCGTGACATGGCCGAACGGGACCGCGTTGTCTGCTGGAGACTTGCCGGCTAATGCCATGATCGAGGTGGACGTACAGGCAACGACGCCTGTGTTCCATCTCCAGACCGGCGCAAATTTTGCGGCGACGCAGGCAGTTGGCAACAGTTCAACCAGAATTGCGACCACCGCTTTTGTCGCCAACGCTCTTGTCAGCACGCTTGGCAGCGCGGGCCTTCGCTCTTACCTCGCCGGCCTGACACTCTCGGCGGCTGGTGGCACAGGCACTTTTGGTATTGCGGTAGGCGTCGCGGTGGACAGCACGAACGTCCTGGCTATGGTTCTTGGGTCCGCTTACACCAAGACGACGAGCGCATGGGCCGTTGGCACAGGCAACGGTGCGATAGATACCGGCGCCATCGCGAATACCACTTGGTATCACGTCTATCTGATCCAGCGGCCCGATACTGGCGTTGTCGATGTCATCTTCTCGACCAGCGCCTCGTCGCCAACGCTGCCGGCCAACTATACCTACTATCGGCGCATCGGCTCGATGAAAACGAACGGCTCGGCGCAATGGGCGTCGTTTATCCAACGCGGTGATGATTTTTACATTGCCGAGGTCAACGACTTTCAGCCCACGACGACGAGCGCGATGACGTTGCGTGCTCTTAGCGTGCCTTCTGGCGTTGTTGTGCAGCCCAAAATGCGAACATTGAGTATCGGCGGCTCCGCTAACGGCACGGTATTACGAGTGGCACCCGCTAGTAACTCTGCACTCTACAGAACGGTTGTGTATAACGACATTGGCAGCGGTATTAACAGCAACAATCAAGGCTCCGCTTTTGAAGGGCCGCCAACCGACACCAGCGCACAGATATATATGGCGGTTACAGCCCTTCAAGCCTCGGGATCGCTGCAAGTCTATACGGCGGGGTGGGCCGACCGGCGCGGACGGGACGACTAGGGAGGAAATGATGGGACGCTATTATGAGAGAAAGTCGGACGGCAGCCTCGGCGATAGCTTCGCCGTCCAGCAAAACCCGCCCATTGAATACATCGACGACGCAAGCCCCGAGTTGGTCGCGTTCCTCAACCCGCCGCCCATCGACCAATCCGACCTCGACAACACCGAGAAGTCCATCAAGGCGCTGGCGCTCGTCGTGGCCCAATGGAACGGCAAGACAATCCCGCAACTGAAGGCCGCCTTTAGGGTGGCCCGCGATTCGCTCCCATAGGAGATTGACGATGTATCCTGATCTCAGAAACAGCGGCAACCAGTACGAAACGGTCGCCGCATCGCAGACGGCACAGGTGATCGGCGGGACTGGCGCGATTGGCGACTACATGGCCCGCCTCATCATCACGCCGGCAACCGTGGCTCCAGGCGTCGTGACCTTGATCGACAACGCAACCACTATCATTCCGTGGCTTGGCGGCACCGTGGGAACGGACCTGAAGCCGTTTGTGATCGAGGTCGGCGCGAACAGTTCGTCGGGCGCATGGAAGATCACGACCGGCGCGAACGTGTCCGTCGTTGCTGTCGGCATGTTCACCTAACATGCCGGAGAGGCCCGCTTGTAAAGGCGTGGAAATGAACAGGGTGCAATAATGCTTACTTTGCTGCTGGCCGTTATCTATCTGGGGTGTGGCGTTGTGTATTTAACGCCGGGTGTGCTGCCTGTGGCAGCCGTGCCAGCGGTCAAGTGGTCACGCCATGCGGTGGGGGCCGGGATGCTCATGGCGGGCGTTGCTTTGGCCGAGGCGTGGTGGCGTGATACCACCGTGCCGGCGTTGCTTCAGTTGGGGATGGGGCTGGTGGGTGCCGGCCTCGCGTCAACATTGGTGACGATTCTTCGGCAGCCATGCGCGCCCAAGGCATAGTCGGTGGACAGCCTCAAGCCGTTCATCGACGCGCTTTCTGGCTTTGGCGCGGCTGGTCCGGTAGTCGGACTGCTGGCGTGGTTGTTCTGGCAGGAACGGGTGGAACGCAAAGAGTTGACTGGGAAACTCATCGAGCAGACGGCAAAGGCCATCGAGGCAGAGAACGACATGGCCCAGGCGCTGAATGCTCTGGCTGGGAAACTGGGGAAATGAGTTGGTGGAAGCGTAAGCCAAGCCCTGAAAAGCAGGCCGCGAACGAGGAAGCGGAGAAGCTGGATATTGCTCGCTACAAGCGGCAGGGCGCACTGCATCGGCTCATGCGAGCCATCGAGGAGGCCCCGCTGGACAAAGCGCTGCTGGGCCTGACGGACGACCTGTCAAACCACAAGAAGAACGGTCACTGATGCTCCACTTCACCATCATGCACATGTCGGCCATCCTTGGGTTCCTCAGCATCGAGGCGGTGCTGGTGGCTGTGTTCCGGCTGGCCTCGCTGGGCCGCCACGGAGACGGCAACGGGAACGGTAGCGAGGCCCCGCTGCCGATGGGGAATGTCCGGGCAGGCGTGCTGGTGGCCTTCGCGGTGTATCTGACCGGCGCCGCGATCCGCGAGGCAGTGGTCCTGATCTGGGGCCTTGGCGTATGGTCCGACGAAGCGATCATATGGTCGGCCGGCGCGCGGGTGCTTCAGATCATCGGGGCCTGCCTCTTTGTCGGCGCGGCGACCTATCGTCAGTGCGGACATTGGGTATGGGGGACGGTATTGGTCGCGGCGATCCTGTTCTCGACGGTGGCGGCATAGGAGCATCCGATGGAGTTTGTCTGGTTTATCCTCTTTGCCGTCGCGGTTCTTGTTTGCTGGCACTACATCGCTCCGGTTTATGACCGGGTAGTCGCGTGGATTAAGACATGGAGGCTGATGTGAAGATCAGCGACCAAGGGATCGACCTACTGACCCAGAGAGAGGGCAAGCGCAACGATGCCTACCTTGATAGCGTTGGGCTGCCCACGATAGGCGTCGGCCACACCGGACCAGAAGTACACATGGGCCTTCACTGGACGGACGAACAGGTTGCGGACGCCCTGCGTGCCGACCTTGACCGCTTTGAGGCTGCCGTTAATGCCGCCACGGTGGCGCTCACGCAGCACCAGTTCGACGCGCTGGTGAGCTTCGCGTTCAACGTCGGCGTGGGTGCCTTCACATCGTCCACCCTGCTGAAGAAGATCAACGCAGGAGCCTTTGCGGAAGTACCGGCACAATTCGACCGTTGGCACATTCCCCCGGAAATCACCCGGCGCAGGAACGGGGAACGCGAACAATTCAAGGGAACCCACTTCGTCGCGCAATATCCCTGATGTTCACCAAGCCCCTGCTGATCGTCGGCGCCGTCTCCCTGGTGCTGATCGGCGTGCTGGGCTTCCTGCTTAAATCGTCCTACGAGGCCAACGGCGCGCTGGAGGTCAAGCTGGCGGGGGCGAACGCGGTCATCCAGCAAAGAGAGCAAGACATGAAATTGTCGGCTCTTGAGATTGCCAAGCTGGCCGGCAAGGTTGAGCAGATCAACGCGACGGCGGCCCCCGTCCGCGAAAGAATAATTCAACTCCCCGCGACCACCGCCTGTGTCCAGACGCCCGCCATGCAGGAGGCTATCACTGGCGTCCGCGCGCTCCTGGCTCCCAAGTGATCCGGGCAGCCCTCATTTGCGGGCTTTTGGCGGGGTGTGGGAGCGTTTCCACGATCCCGGTGGCACGGATGCCCGACGCATCGTTACTTTTGCCCTGCGAGCCACCTAGCCCCCCTAGCGGCGAAAGGCCCACGGATACCGGAATTGCCCTCTCATTCCTTGACGCGGTGCAAAAATACCTCGCATGTGCAGCAAGGCATGACGCGCTGGCCTCATTCGTGAGAGGCGGCAAACCCTAGCCCACCCAGGCCAGGAACTCGACGTACCGGACCACCGCCCAAATCGCGGCTGGCGCCACCACGAACAGAACCGCGGCGACAATGCCGATCCGCGCAGCGACGGCTAGAGCGTCTTCGCTAATCATGTGCTTTTCTTCCTGCTGGCGGCGAGCATGGCTCTCCAGACAGTCCCGGCGCTGGTCATAACCCAGCTAAGCGGTTCGTTTCCGGCGGCTTCCATTTCCGCCGTCGGCTCCACCGGCACCACCGCATAGCCAGCAGCTTCTATCTCTGCGAGGACGGCGGTTGTGGTCGATACGAAGCCTTCCCATGCTGGGCGCGTTCCTTCACGGCCCGCAATCAGCACGCACAATTCGTCGGGGTCGTCGCCAAGGTCTAGGCAAATCGCCCTCGCCAGCCTCTCTACCAGATCATCGCTCATGTGTTCTCCTTGGTGGGGTTGGTGGCTTCCGCCTTCAGGGCGCGGATATTGTCAGCGCATACTTCCGCAGAGCTTTTCATAAATGGGTGCCAGCCATCGTCACTGAACGCAGCCTCGCAAACCTTCGCCGCTTCCTCCAGCACCGCATTGCGAGCAGCCCGCAGCCGCTCGATCTCGGTGGCGGCGTCGAGATATGCGCGGGCGACGGTGAGTGTGTCACCGGACATCGCTTCGCGCACCTCTACATCGCCGCGCAACAGATCGTCGGCTTCATCCACAATCCGCGTTGCCGCGTCTTTCGCTTCATCGCTCATGTGTTCTCCCGTAAAACTGTTCTGCCGTTTACTTTCCTGCGCCACTTGCTCTGCCACTGCGAGGGCTTCTTGATGCCGTTCGCCTTGTCCCGTTGGCGCACAGTCTTTGCAGCCAGCGGTGTGTCATGCTTGGCCGTCTTGTATTTGTGGCACTTAACGCAAACGGCGGCGCAATTCTCCAGGCTATTGTCCTTGGAGTTGGCGTCTAGGATGATGTGGTCGAACTCTACGCCGTAAGCCAGATTTGCAAAGCAGCGCATGGCGAGCGGCAGGCCGTACATGGTCCCGCGCGCCTCGCACTGGCCGGCAGATCGCCGCAACGCTTCCCGCTTCGTGGGCTTGGAGAACTCGGCGCGGCTCATGCGTCAGTCCGCGCAATCAGGTCGCCCGGATCGGTCAGGACAATCCCCTTCTCCGAGAAATGCCGGTGTATGCCGTCCAGATATGCGGTAGCCTGCTTCGTAGTCATCAGGCGGCTAATGGGGAAGTCCAGCGGCTCCATCATCAGCGCCAGCTTTTGCTCGTAGGGCAGCGGGCGCACGATAACATCGTACCGCTCGCGGAAGGTATCGTTTTCAGCCCGCAGGATGGGAACGCCGATGGTCAGCTTGCAGTAGCCTCGCACCTCCTCCGGGCTTTGGTCCGCAAGCTGCTCTGCTATCTCGTTGATCCACAATCGCTGGAGCTTGTTCTGCCGAAGCGAACGCTTGCCGCCCTTGGTGAGCGCCACCGTGATCGGCAAAGGCTGGTCCTCCAGAAAGCGGATCAACATTCGCCGGTCGTGGTCGGTTTCGAGGAACCTTGTTGTCACGCAGCGGGCCTCCGGCACCTATCAAGAGCGCGGCCATATTCAAGCATAACTTTTTCGTAAAGAGCCTCAGACGCAGCCTCCAGCTTCTTCAAAGCCTTGGCGTGCTTCGTATTCCAGGCGCGGACCTCCTCCTCGTTGGTTAGGGTGTCGAACAGCGTGGACTGCGAGGCGACCCACGCCTTAGCGCCGGCCAGTGCGTCTTCATCGGGCGGGTATGCCGGCTTCTCAAACTCGCGCGTCGTCTCGCGGACGTACTTCTCGTCCTCAAACATGCCCATGTGAATGTCGGCACCCATGCCAATCTGCTTCATGGCATTGGAAAGCGCGTCGGTGTAGGATGCTTTGAAGGCTTCGTCGTTGGTGAAGGGGCCGTACTTGTTCTTGCCCAGCACCTTGTCGCCGCCGACACCGTAGACGGTATGGACGCCGCCCTTGCCTTCCTCAGTGTACCAAAGCCCCACGGTGCAGAAGACGAGGATTTCGTCGCCGGCTGTCACGGTTTGAAATTCAGGCTTCTCCATGCCCCAGCCGGTGCCAGCCGGGCCGAACTGCTCAGTCAACCGCTTGGTAAGCCAAATCGGCTTGATGGCGGTACCGGAGAACCCGCCCGCGCGCTTGAAATGCTTGGTGTGCTTCGGGTCCGTCTTGGAAACGGCATCCCAAATCCGCATATTGCCGGTCATTGATTGTTCTCCACGTTGATAGGTCTGTCGATGTCAGCCGCGACGCTCTGAAGCCACCCCGGCCATTGACGCTGGCGTAGGATGAACTCCAACGTGCTGTAGGCTTCCGCCTCGTTGGTCTTGGCCTGCTCTGCGGCGGCGGCGATCTTTTCTGAAAGGGTCATTGCCTCTCTCCTCAATCCAAAAGAACAACAGCAGCAAAAAAGGCGATAGCAAAGAAAACCACGACAACGGCAGGCCAAGGGATCGACCTGTCAGGGTTGGCGTGGATAAACTCCGGGTGGACGTAGGAGCCAGTGCGCGGGTCGGCGGACTGGTCGGCAATGTCGCGGGGTTCGCTCATTTGCCTTTCTCCCTACGCCGCTTGCGCTCCATGTCCGCGATGTCGGCAAGACGCTCTGCAAGTGCAGGACCGGCCTCATTGCCTGCCTGCTCATAGGCTTGGTCGAATGGGATGCCTGCGTCTTCCTTCTCGGCCAGAAGGCGCTCCATTTCAGCGAACCAGAGGTCTTTCATCGGTCGTCATCCGTCGCGTTGTCGATTGCCTTCTCGCGTCCGTAGTCCTCGCTGAGATATTCCCCGGCCCATTCATCCAGCATCAACTGCAAGCCAGTGTCGATCTGGTGGTGGACGAGCTTGACCGACACGAAGTCGATTGACGCAGGATCGGCGGGCTGCGGCGTACCGTAGTAGACTGCGGGCGAACCCGGCGAGTAGGTGTATTCGATCACGCACTCGAGGGAATCGGGCTGAAGGCCGAACGGCGCGTATGCGGTCATGCGGTGCTTGCTCATGCCATCCTCCGCGCGTCGTGGCGTGACTGCCACTTGTTGTAGGCTGCCTCCAGAACGGCGGCGTCGAACGCCAGCATTTCCGGCGCAACGCCCGCCTCGTCGGCGTCTTTGCAAAGCCTGCCATGCAAGTTAGCCAGAAGGTCGATGGTCGTGCCGCCGAGGTCAGCCGCATAGCCGTCAATCTCGCTGACAAGCTCCGCGCGGTAGGTGCAGTCGCGTTGCACGTCCAGCGCGGCCAGAAGCGCGAGGGCGGCGTCGCGGATGGCCGACAATTGCACCCTATGGGTGATGTGCCACTCGTTCTGTAGGCTGGAGGCGATGCGGCGTTCTGCGTTAGTCATTTGATGTTCCCCTGTTGACGCCCTGATATTAGGGGTGGATAATTTCTGCGTCAAGCCATTGACGCATTATTTTTTATCCCGTAGGTTACACCCATGAAAGACCCATGCCCTCCACTAATTCGCCGGATTGAACGCCACCTCAAGCGGACGGGGAAGACCCCCAGCCGCTTCGGCAGGGAGGCCGCAAAGAGCAGCACGCTGATTCAGCGCCTGCGATCCGGCAAGGTCACGCTGGCGACCATTCGCAGGGTGACAGCGCATCTGGACGTTGCAGAGCAGGCGACGTGAGGGTTCTGGTTGCCTGCGAATTTTCCGGCGTTGTCCGGTCGGCATTTTGCCGCGTTGGGTATGATGCCTGGTCATGCGATCTGCTGCCGGCAGAGGACGGCAGCAATCGGCACATAACTGGCGATGCGCGCGACATTTTGGACGACGGCTGGGACTTGCTCATGGTGGCTCATCCGCCTTGCACACGCCTGTGCAACAGCGGCGTGCGGTGGCTTTCCGTGCCGCCGCCGGGTCGCACCGCTGAGAACATGCAGCACGAGCTTCGCAATGGTGCGGCGCTGTTTTCAGCTTTCTGGAACGCACCGATTGAGCGGATCGCAATTGAAAACCCGGTCATGCACAAGCACGCCAAGGCGTTGATCGCGAATTACCAGCCACCCGCGCAATCGGTGCAGCCTTGGCAATTTGGCCACGGCGAGACGAAGCGCACCTG